GTCAAAACTGGGATTTTTTCTTAAATGCTTGTAACACATATGGGTTTATGGTTGATTGCAATATGCCTAATAGGCTGGTAGCTGACATTGCATCGCCAGTTATGATTGAAAAGATGCTTCAATACGATTCAGGGCTGACCAGCACAGACGCATTTTTACTCGGATGTTACGACACCACAAGTGTAACAGATTTTAGTGATTTTAAGAGATTTTTATATGACATTTACAATGAAAACAAAAAAAGAAATATTATAGTCACCACTACAATTAATAGCGACAATACTAGATACGAAACCAGAAAAGTAAAAACCTATTCCTACCAGAATTTTTTAAAAGATTATGATGACGAGTACTTTTTTAAATTATATTCTAAAATTAGGTTCATGGAAGAAGAAAGCCAATTCACCGAATCAGAAAAAGGCACTATAACACAAAATATTTTAGAGCTTATGAAAATTGATCGATCGAGCGCCTTAGAAGTTTTTGAAATAATTTTGAATAAAACGTTTGACTATAACGGCTCATTAAGCTATATTATCAACAGACAAAATTTACTGAGGCGGTAGTGTACTTTCAGGCTCTTGATGACAAAAAAGAATGCGTAGGCATTTACCATAATGGGCGACTTGTGTTTGATCAGACGCAATTCCCACAAACGTTTGCTAATATGAGAACTTGGAGATATTCAGGGTTTTTAAACGATGATTCGATTGAATATGGTTGGTTGTTGGCAAGTGGCAAAACACTAAAAGAGTGCTGCCCAGAGCACCTTATGCCGGATTTAATCAAGTTTGAGAAAAAAATGAACGCTTATAAGAAAGCATTTGAGTTGGCTAAGATAAATTTCCGACAGCATTGCTTTTTTGATCTAGTGCCTCACGACTTTTTAGTTTCGTTTTTAGAACTTAAAAACTCAGTGACACAGCATGTTTTTGAAACGTATGAAAAAACATCATTATATGAGCATTTGTTGCGTGTTGAAAAGCTATTATATAAAATAAGGTATCAAAACTTGAATATCAACAATCATAATGCTCGCGGTTTATTTACCACGTCTAGAAATCGTGCCGCGGCCCAAAAAATAATAGCCGGCTCAAAGCACATCGATTATAATATTTTTGGGACACGCACCGGTCGCTTATCCACTTATCCGGGGTCATTTCCTATGCTGACAATGCCCAAAGATCTACGCGCTCTTGTGAAGCCACATAATGACTGGTTCATTTCACTTGATTACAACGGGGCAGAAGCCAGAACGGTTCTAGGCCTGCTTAATAAGTACCAACCGCCCGGTGATGTACATGAGTGGAACGTTGCGAATGTCTTTGCAAACAAGGGCATTGGGGATCGAGAAGCAGCTAAAACATTCTTCTTCTCCTGGCTTTACAATCCAGATTCGACCAAAATTGAAGAATCATTCTATGATCGAGATGCATTATTAGAGCAATATTATGAGGATGGTCATATCCGGACAATTTTTGACCGCAACATTGAAGTTGATGAATATAAGGCAGTAAACTATATTGTACAAAGCACAACCGCCGATTTGGTGAATGACCGCGCCGTCGCACTTGATGAGTTTTTACAAGATAAGCGCACGTTTGTGTCACATATCGTCCATGATGAGATAGTGCTTGACATGCCCGACGAAGAAAGGTATCTTATACCTGAGATTAAGGATATATTCTCGAATAACAAGCTGGATAAGTTTGTCACCAACCTTAAGGCAGGTAAAGACTATATGGACATTGGAGTGCTAAATTTATGATTTCGATAGTTGGAATAGGTAATGCCGCCTCGTCAGTGGTCGAAAACTTTAAGACTCAAAAGAACAACTATAAGGTATACCAGCTTGGTAGCAACTACAAAAATACAAAATATACTAGGAAACTAGAGCATTATGACAAACCAGAGAAATATGAAAAAAATATCCCTGATTTATCCAAGTTTTTTAGTGACATTAGTGAAAATATTCAAGTTTTTGTGGTCGGGTCTTCATATAGTTCTAATTACACATTGGGCATTCTAGAACAAATTCAAGATAAAAACCTGGAAGTATTTTATATCCGCCCAGATGTAGAGCTGCTAACAGGTGTTCCAAAATTATTGGAGAATATGATGTTTGGTGTTCTGCAGCAATATGCTCGCTCTGGTTTGTTTAGTTCTCTGACAATTTTATCCAACTTGGAAGTGGAAAATAGTATTCCCGGTCTGGCTATTAAAAATTATTATGAAAAACTAAACCACACCATCTTCTCATGTGTGCATTATCTAAACTTTTTCAATCATACTGAGCCAGAAATTGGTCAGATGGCACGTCCTGCTGAAATTAATAAAATCCGCTCAATTGGAATTCTAGATGTAAAAACTTTATCAGAAAAGTGGCTTTTTGAGCTTGACATGCCTCGCGAGACATGCTATTATATCTGTATCAATCAAGAAAGACTTGAGAAAGAAAGCGGATTACATAAGCAGATTGTCGATCTCCTAAAAGAGAAACCAAGAAATGCATATCGCAAGGTTTCATATGGGATTTGGGAGACACATCTGCACGACTTTGGGTTCTGCGTTACCCACACAAACGCAATACAACAAAATACTCTTGACAAGCTAGAACAAGAGTGATACATTAGGTGTCAAGGAAAGCTTGGCATACTTTATTAAACACAAAAGGAGAAAAACATGTCTATTAATATGGAACTAATGAGAAAGAAACTCGCACAACTTCGTGGCGAGGACAAGGGGGATGGTAATTCCGTATGGTTTAAGCCTGATGAAGGCGATCAAACTATTCGTATTGTGCCAACCAACGATGGAGACCCCTTGAAGGAAATGTATTTCCACTATAATGTTGGAGATCACAAGGGCGGCATTCCGTGCCCCAAGCGCAATTATGGTGAGCGCTGTCCAATTTGTGACTTTGCTTCTCAGCTTTGGCGAGAAGGAAGCGATCAAAATGACGAAGAATCCAAAAAGCTTGCAAAGTCTCTCTTTGTGCGAGCACGTTACTTTTCACCAGTTGTCGTCCGAGGACGCGAAGCTGAAGGGGTAAAGGTCTACGGCTACGGCAAGAGAGCTTATGAGTTGCTTCTCGGATACATTTTGGACCCAGAATATGGCGACATTACTGATACTCTTGAAGGAACTGACATTTCGTTGGTTTATACCAAGCCAACAACCCCGGGTGCATACCCACAAACAAGCCTTAAGATGCGTCGAAACACATCTGCTCTACTGGAGGACACCGAGGCCATCCCCGCCCTCCTAGACGGCATCCCCGATATTGATTCACTCTTTGAGCGTCTGACCCCCGAACAAATTGACGCCATCTTAGATGAACAATTGGCGAGTGGTGCCTCCGCTGAGTCTCGCTCATCTGAGACAAGCAAATATAATAAATCAGAGCCCGCTGTCAATCCAGTTGATGCAGCTTTTGATGAGTTGATGGCTAATAAGTAGCTTGTTAGACAGCCGCTGGCACCCCGGCTTAGGAATAGGGTGCCGCATATTCTATAAAGAAAGGAGATTATATTATGGAATGGTTAAGATCATTGTTGGCCCGTTGGAAGGTCCAAGTTAGTGTAGTGGCAGGAGCGCTAGTAATTGCTACGGCATATGGATCGTGCACGGTTGAGCCACCGGCAGAGGAAGTGAGCGAAGTCACACCTGCTGTCGAAACAGTGGGTGAGACCACCGCCGTTGAGGTTTCCGCCACAACCTCTACTGAAGAGGAAAATACCCCCACAACCACAACGGAAACCACAGCTACTGACGCTGTAACAGAGTAGCTGCAGCCGCTGGCACCCCGGTTAATGGGTGCCCTTTTTAAAAAAATAAAAAAATAGTATACAAATTGTATAAAACAATGTTATATTAATATTACAACGGGCGAAAGCCCCACATATGAATAGTCTAACGCGACTTAAAACCGCAATGTCCGAAAAGACACAAAAATATCTACGAGCAGTTAAGCTCAATAACTAAGCGCAGAAAGCGCAGGAGAAGTAAAATGAAAGAGTCAGAATATACTAGACTTACTAAAACCCATGGTCACCCATGGGTCAGAAAAAACGTATTGGATATAGATCTCCAATACATCGAGAAAGAATCTGGTGGAACCCAGGTTCGTCAAGACGGCACCGACTCAACACACGTTGAGCAGCTTTGTCACTCTATTTTAACTTTTGGACAACGCGTTCCAATTACGGTTGAAATTGTTGGAAAGCGAGAGAATGGTACAACCATATATCGCATTGTTGATGGCAACCATCGATATAAAACAATTAAAAAGCTTCATAAAGATAATCCTAATGATGCTGACTATTTTACAATCAAAGTAATTGTAAAAAAGTTTAAAGATGATTATGCACGCATCAAGTATCAAACAGAAGCTAACGCTCATGAAACCCCTGTGAAGGTTTCTACTACCAGCGATGCCCTTGCCT